TCGGCGGTGAAGAAGGTGAAGGCAGCGTTGAAGACCGTGTTATGGATCTTGAAGACGCACTCGACGAGCTTAAAGCTGAGTTTGACGCACTGATGGGCGAAGAACTGCAAGAACCTGAACACGCTGATCTAGCCGATGAAATGGGCGCTGACGAAGAAGGCGAGTTTGACGCTGATGAAGGCGAAGGTGATGATGTTGGCGGTGAAGAACTCGGCGACGAAGCTGACGTTGAAGGCAGCAAGTTTGGTGAAGCCAGCATTTACGGCGAATCAAAGAAAACAGAAACTACTTGGACTGACATGAAGGGTAAAAAGCACCCAGCAACTCGTGTACAAGGCGACAAGTATGACGGCAAAGCTGCTGAAAAAGAAGAAAAATCCAAGAAAGTTAAAGAGTCTCGCAAGTCTCCAGCTGATCTAATGCGTGAGTACGTTGAAAAAGTAACCGCAGTCAAGCCAGTTGAAGGTGACGAAGTTGGTGCAGCAGGTACTAAATCAACAGTAAACACAAAGAGTGTTCAGATCAATGGTAAGAACGATATGGGTGGCACTACAGCTAACATCGCTCAAGGCAAGTTTGCATCAGATCGCGACAGCAACACTGGTCCAAAAGCTCCAAACAATGAGTATACAAAGAACGGTGGCGCAAGCAAGAAAATGGGCCAAGACAAATATGAAAACAGCCCAGCAGCTAACACCAAAGGCTATACAACTAAACAATCTGCCAAGACGAAAGAAGGTGCTGATACAGCCGGTTCTCAGTCCGTAGATAAGAAAAGCTTTAACCCAGGTGGCACATCTGGCTTTAAGGGATAATTAAATGTCTCGCTATAATCTTAGAGAAAATTTATCTTTTGACAACGCCCGCGTTGAGATTCTCAACGAGGACGATGGCAAGGGTGGAAAATCTCTCAAGATGAAAGGGATCTTCATTCAAGGCGGGGTAAAAAACGCAAATCAACGTGTTTACCCTGTCAATGAAATCACTAAAGCTGTAAACACCATAATGGAACAAGTTAAAGGTGGTTACAGCGTATTAGGTGAAGTAGATCACCCTGATGATTTAAAGATCAATTTGGACAGAGTATCGCACATGATCACTGATATGTGGATGGATGGTCCAAATGGATTTGGTACATTAAAAGTATTACCTACCCCAATGGGACAGTTAGTTAAGACTATGCTCGAGAATGGGGTAAAATTAGGAGTTTCCAGCCGCGGAAGCGGAAACGTCAACGAAGCTAACGGTCATGTAAGTGACTTTGAAATTATCACAGTTGACGTAGTTGCACAGCCTAGCGCCCCTCAAGCATATCCAAAAGCGATTTACGAGTCGTTGCTGAATATGAAATACGGGCACAAGGTACTTGGGATAGCAGGTGAAGCTAGTGCAGACGCAAGAGTCCAAAAATATCTTAAAGAAGAAGTAATACGTCTTATTAAAGATATGAAATTAAAATAGGTTAGCGATGAAAACACTAGCATATTTATATAAATGGACTCACTTGCCAACTGGAAAATGGTATGTTGGTTCACGCACCGCGAATGGATGCCATCCAGATGACGGGTATATTTGCTCTAGCAAAATAGTTAAACCGTTGATACTTCAAGAATCTGATAGTTGGAGTAGGAGTATTTTAGTTATTGGTAATGCTGAGTATATTTTAGATTTGGAAAGTAGATATTTACAATTAGTTGATGCAAAACATGATCCCATGAGTTTTAACATGCATAATGGCGATGGCAAGTTTAGCGTCACAGGTAAAAAGATGGGGCCGCGCACTCCGCAGCATACAGCGAATTGGTTAAAATCAATTAAATCAAAATCTCGCAATGCATGGAATAAAGGCCTATCAAAAGCTTCAGATCCGCGGGTCGCTGCTAACGCAGCCAAGGTCAGCGAATCGAAGAAAGGGAAGCCAGGACATTTGCAAACAATTGAAACTAGATTAAAAATTGCTGCAACTGAAAAGGCCACAAAAAGTGAAATTAAAAAGGAGACGTTATGTTGGGAGTAATGAAACCACTAATCGAAAGCGGCATCATTAACGATGAAACACGTCAAGCCATTACAGAAGCTTGGGAGGCTCAGTTAGCTGAAGCCAAAGAAGCAGTTCGTAGTGAATTGCGTGAAGAATTCGCTCGCCGTTACGAGCACGATAAAGGTGTAATGGTCGAGGCTTTAGACAAAATGGTAACCGAGTCCTTACAGCAAGAAATCGCTGAGTTTAAGGAAGAAAAGCAAGCATTGGCTGAAGATCGTGTGAAGTTTAAAACCTTTGTACGTGAATCAGGTGCCAAGTTCAATACGTTCCTAGCTAAGAAATTAGCTGAGGAAATTACAGAACTACGTGCTGATCGTAAAACGCAAGTTGAAAGCATTGAAAGACTAGAACAGTTTGTAATGCAACAACTAGCATCTGAGATCAGTGAGTTTGCTGCTGACAAGAAAGAAGTTGTTGAGACAAAGGTACGTCTAATTGCAGGCGCTAAAGAAAAATTAGCTGAAATGCAAAAAGACTTTATCGCTCGCAGTGCTAAACTTGTCAAAGAATCAGTTACACAGGGTCTAAACACTGAATTGACTCAATTGAAAGAAGACATTCAAGTTGCTCGTGAAAATATGTTTGGTCGTAGATTGTTTGAAGCGTTCGCCAGCGAATTTGCGGTTACTCACCTCAATGAGAACACAGAGATTGCTAAGTTGACGTCATTAGTGAAAGCTAAAAACAAACAACTCGAAGAAGCTAAATTAGTAGCATCAAAAGCTGTCAAATTGGTCGAGTCGAAAGACCAGGAAATTAAGGTTATTCAAGAAAATGTTACGCGAAAGCAAGTCCTAGCCGAACTGCTATCACCGCTTAACAAAGACAAAGCTTCGGTAATGTCAGATCTTCTTGAAAATGTACAGACAAGCAAACTGCGGTCTGTATATGATAAGTATCTACCGGCAGTGCTAAACAACTCATCAGCACAACCAGCGCGTAAAACCGCCGTGTTGAGCGAAGGTCGTGTAGCTATTACTGGGGATAAAACTGCTAAAACCGTTGTTGAAGAGACATCAGATAATGTAGTCGCTATCAAACGTTTAGCGGGGCTAAAGTAAACTTAGATTAAAAAAGGAAAAATCATGTCACAAAATCTATTAGAAAGCCGTTGGGGCGAAACCAAGGAGGCCCTGTTAGAAGGTTTGCAAGGTTCACGTCGTTCAACAATGGGTGTTATCCTAGAAAATACACGTCAGAAACTAACTGAAAATGCTACAGCAGGCGGTACGCAAGCTGCAAACATTTCAGCGTTAAACCGTGTTATCCTCCCAGTAATCCGTCGTGTTATGCCGACCGTGATTGCTAACGAAATCGTTGGTGTTCAACCAATGACTGGTCCAGTTGCACAGATTCACACTCTGCGCGTTCGTTATGCTGACCCAGTTACCGATGCAAGTGGTTATGGCACGAGCGTCGCAGCTGGTGATGAAATGTTAAGCCCGTTCAAGATTGCTACAGCCTACTCCGGTAGCGCAGCAACTGGCCGTGCTGACAGCACAGCAGCATATGAAGGTGTTCCAGGTCGCCGTGTTAACGTGCAGATCTTGAAACAAGTTGTCGAAGCTAAATCTCGTAAGTTAAGCGCTCGCTGGACTTTCGAAGCAGCTCAAGACGCTCAAGCTATGCATGGTCTAGACGTTGAAGCTGAAATCATGGCAGCACTAGCACAAGAAATCACGGTTGAAATCGACCAAGAAATCTTGGGCTCTCTGCGCGCCTTAGCTGCAACTGAAGAAACTTACAACCAAGCAGCCGTTAGCGGTACTGCTACGTTCGTAGGTGACGAACACGCTGCCCTAGCAGTGTTGATCAACCGTGTTGCTAACAAGATCGCTCAACGTACACGTCGTGGTGCTGGTAACTGGGCCGTTGTGTCCCCAGCCGCATTGACAGTGTTGCAATCTGCTACAACCAGCGCGTTTGCTCGCACTACAGAAGGTACGTTTGAAGCTCCAACTAACACCAAGTTTGTTGGTACACTGAACAGCGCAATGAAGGTTTATGTTGACAGCTATGCTGCCGACACAGCCCCAGTGCTAGTTGGTTACAAAGGCTCCAGCGAATCTGATGCAGCAGCATTCTACTGCCCATACGTTCCATTGATGAGCAGCGGTGTTGTTCTTGATCCAGCAACTTTCGAACCAGTAGTTGGCTTCTTAACTCGTTATGGATACGTTGAGTTGACCAATACTGCATCGTCACTAGGCAATGCAGGCGACTACCTGGGCGAAATTGCTATGCAAAATCTCAGCTTTCAGTGATCTAAAAGTCAAATTATTTGGCAAACAAGAAAAGGGCTTCGGCCCTTTTCTTTTGAGCATAAAATAATGTAGAGTTTACAAACATAGTATAAATAAGTGTATGAACAAATACACGGTTTGGTATGACAGTATCATTAACAAAGCAAGGGCTACACCATTTAGCGGATATACAGAAACGCACCATATTATTCCTCGTAGCCTAGGCGGATCAAATGATTCCACTAACTTGGTTGAATTAAGCGCAAGACAACATTTTGTATGCCATTGGCTACTTACTAAAATTTATACAGGGCAAGATCGTGGTAAAATGATTAACGCATTAGTAATGATGCAAAGCGAAAACACTTATCAGCAACGGTACAACACAAAAATAACAAGTAGGGTGTTTGCGACATTACGTGAAGAATATGCAAGCTATATATCTAAAATGAACAAAGGGAGGATTCAGCCACTGGATGAAAAGGCGCGGCAAAAGGCTGCAATTACAGGTAGGAAGCGAGCACCTTTTTCACAAGAATGGTTGGATAAAATAAAAGTCGCGCGGCAAGGTAAGGGAAATGGTATGTATGGCAAAAAACATTCTGCTGAAACAAAAGCAAAACAAAGCGCCAAAGCATTGGGTAGAAAACAGTCTCTAGAAACAATAGAAAAAAAGGCGAATGCGATCCGCGGTATGAAGCGTGAAAAGAAACTCTGTCCACACTGTAATCAAGAGGTGGCAGTAAACGGATACGCCCGTTGGCATGGTGATAACTGCAAACTGAACTTACTCAATTCCCAAAATTAGATAAATAAGTATGTTCAATGAATTTATGCAGTTCCAACCCAACTGCGTATGGTCTAGAACACCATTTTTCATATAAGGAGAAAACAAAATGGGACGCCCTCTAAATCTACGCCAACTTGGCGGGCCAGTGTCTAAAGCTGGTCAACAATTAGCAGTTAAAGCAAATATTTCAGGTTCAGTAGTTAACGCTGGCTTGATTCAGCAAAAGAAACAACGCACTTTCAAAGTGGTTGACGGCAGCAACAACACTGGTGTATGCACCTTTGTAGACTCAGCCACACCAGCCGTTGGCGAAATGTCGTTGAAAATTACTCCATCCTCTGGACCAGCATTTTTTGCGGCAAAGATCACCAATCGTTATGTTTGGGATTTCGCTGGCAACAAATATTCTTGGGTGTTTAACGCATCAGGTACCAAGGTTGTAGCAGACGCGCTATAATTGTAGGCTGTAATCAAAAGAAGAGCAGAGTTTTTCTGCTCTTTTTCTTTGGCATAAATAGTAGATATAGGGGATAATAATGGCTGGTCCACGAATCGTTAAAAATCTATCATCAGAATACCTGATCAAAGGTGCAGGAGCAGTTCCAGCGAACGTCATCATTGGGGAAGATACTAGGACTGATGCGTCATTAGTGGTAAACGGTAATTTGACAGTTCTGGGAACGCAGACTACTATCAATTCTGTCAACACTGACATTGCAGACAACATTATTACACTGGTTGCGGGGTTGGAAGCGAACGTAGCCCCATCGTTGAACGCTGGTATTGAAGTAAACCGCGGTCTTCAACCTAACGCCGCAATACGTTGGAACGAAACACTTGATAAGTGGGAGATTACAGACTCCTCAGGTGTATACCAAACAATCATATATGGCAACAGCACTAATTTTGACTTGGTAAACGATTTGACCCCGCAACTTGGCGGTGATTTAGACGTAAACGGTCACACTATCACGTCAACCGCTGATATTACATTAGCAGCAACTGATAACACAAAAATTGAATCAAATTTACAGTTACGTGAGAACTCACCTTATGTTAACGTAGTAGCCACACCTGGAGAGATCACGTTGAGCGGCGGACAACCAGATGCTGGTGACACTGGAATTTATGTTACAAACAGTGCGGTAAGCAACGAGGAATTGATCACAAAGAGTAAAGCGGTTATTTACTCAATTATATTTTAGGAATTTTTATGTCTATAAAGCAAACGCTAATAACAGCATCAACAGCTCAAGAAGTGTTCTTGAGCACTGGCAATAACGCTATCACAGCATTATACATCTGTAACATGACAGCAGGGGTGATTCACTTTACTCTACAGTTGTCCCCACTTGGTGCGGCGCCAACGGCTGTTAACACGATTTACTTTGAAGTAGCGGTAACGCCTGGTGATACTTATGTGATTGACTCAGAAAAATTGATCTTGTCTAACACTGATAAGATTTTCATTACAGTGCCTGATTACACGGCTGGCAACATAGCAGTTACCGCAAGTTATGTGAGAATCTAACATGGGACGATACGTAAAAAATAAAGCGATTACAGCGGGTAGTCACGCTATCGTAATGCCATTGAGCACAAATACACTGGGCCCGCAAGAACCAGTGTCAGGTCAGGTGAAGTATAACACAGACACTGACAAGTTACAGGTGTACACAGTGGCGGGATGGAAGGACATTGCCACAGTTGGTGAAGTAAACGTGGTGCGTGATACGTTTGTGGGTGACGGAGTAACGTCAACCTTCACCATGACAAAATCCTACACTGCCCTGCAAGCGGCAAACATGCTGGTGTTCGTAGCAAACGTGTTTCAAAACCCATACGTTACCTACACAGTGTCAGGATTTGACATCACCTTCGTTGGTGTCCCACTGAATGGCGTGCCAATCGTAGTGCTACACAATTTCAACAGCACAGCAACAGCGTAAGGACAAAATGGCAACAATAGGGCGCATATCAGGACCAGCACTATACGCAGACTTGGACCGCCAAGGTGTAGATCTAAAATTTACAACCAGTGGCAACACCCTGCTGGGCATGGACTTCGCGAATTTCGCGATCGCAATCAACGGTATCCCAACTGCTGACAAGCTGACAGTGTATGGGTCAGCGAAGATTGACGACTTGAGCATTGCAGGCACTACGGTATCATCGCTAACTGACATCACCTTGGCACCAGCAGGTGCCCTACACTTGGGTGACGTAGCGAAGGTAAAGATCACAGGTGGCAACACTGGGTTGGTACTGAGCACAGATGGCGCTGGCAACCTATCATGGTTAGACCTTGGCGCTATCAGCCAATCGGGTGGGTTAGCGGGCAACGTGATCGCGTTAGGCACACCACTTGACGGATCGCTGACAGCGTACTCAGCCTACAAATACTTCACACCCACCACCACAGTAACAGACGCAGTTGACAACCTGAACCAAGTGCTGCTCAACGTGTATCGCAACACCTACGTTGGCGACGTGAATTTCACAGCTAACATCACGTCGGGCCCAAGCCCAATCACAGTTCAGTTCACACCAACAGTAGTGGGCAACCCAACCTCATACTACTGGGAGTTTGGGGATGGCGGTACGAGCACAGATTTTTCACCAACCCACACCTACTCAAGTGCAGCAGGTGGGGTGTATGACGTCTACGTCAAAGCGAGCAACACGAGTGGTACGCTGGCAGGAGTAGGGTTTAACGGTGACCCGCTACTAGCCCAAGGCAGCTACGCAGACACGACCAAACCTGGTTTCATCGTGCTGTACACACCTACCCCAATGGCTCTCTTCACCCTTGACACTGTGAGCATTAACAGCGGTAGCACTGTGACGCTAACCAACCTGTCCACTAACGCAGACAGTTACGTGGTGTTTTGGGGTGATGGCACTCAAGACTCAGTTTCAGACAACGCTTCAGCGGGCGCCCCAGGGTTCCCAATCACCCACACCTACACTAACGCAGGTGGTGACACGCGAAACGTGGTGACAGTGAGCGCAACCAGCTCAACAGCAGGCCCAGGTGGCGTGACCGTGACCTCATCACCAACAGCAGTGAGCGTGTATAGCGCACACTCACCCGCCTTCACCGTGACAACAACGAGTGGCCCCAACCAGCACGTCACCCTACCATACGGGTTACAGGTTGG